CATTTAATACCGGGTAATCTCCAGTCACGTCTCTTGCACCAGTATCGTCAGTAGCATGTACACCATAATTTAAACCACGGTCAGGTACTACAGGGGAATAAGACATTTCTTGCAACAGGTTTTGATCCCCTGTAAATAACATACACGCTGCAGATAAACTATAATTTGCATCAGAAGATGTACGCTGTACACTTACTTGGGCAGTATAAGTACCGTTACCAGTTTTTCTATTTGTAAAATTAGAAGGTGTAACTAATTTAATATTATATTTTTCAAAATCTGGAGTTATTTTAACTTTACAACTCCTCAACGCATTAGCGTCTTCTTCATCAAGAATACAATTTTGATCTGCTCGTATACTTACAGTAAAATTTCTATTATATTTAGATGGGTCAAGATTATAAACATTAGTTTTATCAACAATATTGTTATTTAAATCTCTTGGAAAGAATTTAGCTGTATCTATTTCAATATATTTTATAGTTTCCCCAGGCTCAAAAACTAAAATACTTGGATCTTTAGAATCAATATAGTTAATCCTTTCTGCATTTACTTTTTGATGTTCTGTTAAAGCTTGACCTGTCGAAGTTGTTGAAGCAGATAATGTATAATATTCAATAGAGCATGCCGTAGTATCAACACTTGCAAAGTTTGCTCTCGTAACACCTATTTTAGCTATCTCACCAGAATTTACAGTAACACTATCTGTTGATAAAGTAACAACACTTGTTATATCTTCTCCAATACCTGGTAAACGTGTGTTAACTGAAACAGGAGGATTATTATTTAAAGATTCTTCTTTAATAAAATCAAATAAAACTTTTTGTTGTTCATACAACAACTCAATAGGTCTATTAATTACATCCGTTAATAACGGTTCATTTACTCCTATATAGAAATCATTGTTATCATCAAATGCACTTAATTTCGGAAACGAATGAAAGTTAACAGTTGATATAGCTGGAACAATTGACGTACCTAAATTAGCTTTAGTATTGTATGTATATATTTTTTTGTGTAAATTTTCAAAAAATGAATAATGATTGTAAATTAATTTTTTAGTAGTTTTATTAAATGTAATATGGTTAACAATTTCTTGAGGTAAAACATAAATGTCAGAAAGAGGGAAATAATTAGTATAAAAACTATCATTATATAATTTTGTAGTAATATTTTTATCAGTGAAAAAATATGTACTTGTCTTGTAGCCAGATAATGTAGTATTGTCTAATAAAACAGTAGATAAAGTATTAGTAGTAACCGACATGTAATCATAATCGTCATGCAATACAGTGTCAAATGATTCAATTGTTTGAGAACTTATATCTCTAAAATCTGTGGTAATATTTATAGGTCTATTAAAAGTTACGTGACCATCTGTTCCAGTAGAGGATGCAAAATCTAAACGAGTAATTGGGGTAGTTAAATTAGTTTTATAAAGTTTATATATATTTCTATTTGTCGCAACATATAAAATATTTTTAGAAGATTTACTATTAACTATTTTTTTAAAATTACTTCCTTCTGGTTTATATAATTTCTGTTGGTCTTTAGTAGCAGGGGTCCTGTTCTCATCAAAAACATATATTTCATATGGGAGATAAGACTCGAATAAAGAAATACCGCTGCTTATAAAATCTGTATTTACGAGATATTCAAAAATTCTACCTTTAGATGTTAATATATAACCACGCGGTGTTTTATTTGTATCAGAAAACTGATCTATTACAAACGAAACAGGTCTATCTCCCGGGTAATTTACATCATCAATAAATGGCCCATGTCTTACATCTTTAATATAATTAAAATTTAAATCATATATTTTTATACTACGAGTACCATTATCTAAAACGTAAATACGATTATCATAAATACTAATTGCGATAGGATCTACTAATCTATTTTTTACTTGGGTATATTCAGTACCTCCTAAAGTTTTTAATAAAAATCTACCCGGGTGATTATTGTCCTTTAAAGTCTTACGACGTACAACAGGATCATTTGATATTAAACCTGAAATATCAAATTTAAATAAAGTAAGATTACCTTTATCTAAAACAAATAAAAATTCATCTACAATATCTACACTAACAACTTCTTTAAACTTATATTGTATACCAGTATTAGTCGTAGGATCATAATGCTCTACAAAATTACCGGATAATATTGTTTGAAATGAACCAAATTCAGTCGTACTTTCTACTACAACAGAATCCCCAGTACTATAATGAAAATAAACAAAGTTATTACTATCGATTTTTTTAGCAATATGTGTTTCTATACTGCTATTAATACCAGATAAAGTATCTGCTGATGTTGATATAGCAGCTGTCGAATTCGCAGTACATAAACTTGCTGTATAAGTGTTTTTATCTATACGAAGATCTCCAACAGAAGAAACAGGAGAAGATGTAGTAACTATTTCAGCATTAGCAATTAAGTACAAATAATTTCTATACAATTTACGTATACTGTCATTATATACTTCTGTAACTGCGAAATCGTTATGACTAATTTTAATTTCTTCTAAAGTATATGGAAGATCTAAAGTTGCATCAGTTAATTTCCCTAATACTCTATCTGTAGTATATCCAATACCAGTTACTGCAGTGACTTCGTTGTATAATGTATGAGCCATTATTAATTATTTAACAATTTTATCTTAATTTAACAGATTGAAGTTCATAGAACATATGTAAATATTTATAATGCCAAGGAAAGCAGTAAAGAAAAATAAACATAAAATAACACCAGATTTAATTTTAGATTTGTATAAACATACAAAAACTATGCCAGAAACCGAAAAAAAAGAAGTAGTTGATAAAATAAAAACACTCGTAAAATACATCGGTAAAGAGATGGTAGTAGATATATGAGTGATAAAACGTTCCTTACATGGGATAACATACAAGAAGACTGTAAATTATTAGCGGATAAATTATCTGATATAAATTTTACGTGTATTATAGGTATCGCAAACGGTGGAATGATTCCAGCCACCCTTTTAGCCAAACATTTAAAAGTAGATAAATTATTATCTGCTAATTTAAAATCCTATCAAGAAGACAAACCTCGTAATGGAGCTCATACAACGGAAGATATAGTAAAGGTTATTAGTTTTCCAAGTTGGGTTGATCTTAAAGAACAAGATAAAGTACTTATAGTTGATGATTTAGCTGACACAGGTCTTACGTTGCGAGAAGTTATGAAGTTACAAAATATAATTAACTGGGAGCGCGAAGATAAAAAGGATTGTTGGATATATGCAACCCTTTATTATAAACCTAAAACTACAGTAACCCCGAACTATACAATAAGAGAATTTGACAACGATGAATGGATAGTATTTCCTTGGGAAAATTAATTACATATAACCAAGCATAGTTAGGGTATGACCTTTATCAAATACTGTTGTAGATTTAGCTGCTTCATGAGCTTTTCCATATCTATATTCAAAGCTAAGTCCATTAGTGGGATGACTACTTAATGGACAATAGAACTGATTCGTTCCACCACGAAGTGAACCAGCGGACGAAGTCTTTTGGTAGGCTGCAGATAGAGCAGTTGTACCGTTACCTTTGCGAAATTCTAAAACATGATGTTCATTATTACCACCACATGAGTTGCATGCTATAAAAATAAATTGAAATAAACCAACTGTTGCATCTTTTGGTACTCCTGTTGGGTTAGTATATGTATTAAATTCTCCAGAGTTACCGGTTGAGCTAGGAGAATCTGTATGAGAAATTGTTACTGGTGAATTTAAAAACTTTAAAGTACCATCTGCCATAGTAACTGAATCAGTAGTAGCGGATAATTGACCACCAGCAGTCACCACTACGTTCCTATTACCTGTACCTTGGAGACCTACAACAAACGCACTACCAGTGTCAGTTCTAGTAGTTGATATAGTACCGCTAAATGTTACGTCACCAGAAACATCTCCTCCGTGTATTTTATCACCAGATATATCATTAGCACGTACATCTAAATTACCCCATGGTATTCCAGAATTTAAAGATACCCAACTAGAAGCAGCGCTACCATCAGTAGCAGTTAACATCATTACTGTAGTTGCACTTGCATTAGGAGCTACTGTTGTACCTGCAGCGTTAGTATATGACAAAGCAGGAAAGACAGCTAAATCTCCGACCAAAGCATAACCACCAGTATTAGTACCAGCAGCTTCCGCTCCTCCACCTTCTCCAGATTGACCAAAAGCAGAAGCTTCAGTTAATTTAGTATGAAAATGTCTACCTAAAGAACCACCGCTTACGTGTACAGTAGTGCCTACTGTTCTACCTCCCACTGTTGTTCCGTCACCAATAACGATTCTAAAAGCATCTGTAGAGTAACCGAGTTCACCTTCGCACAAAGTAGTTGATTTTCTATCTGTATCAGCTCCTCTACGTAGAAACAGCCTAGCTTTTTTTACTTCTGCCATATAAAATAT